CCAGCATATAGTTACGGCATCTGGTTGCGTGGCAATGGTTTACACGATAAAGAAACATTGGTAATTAATTTTTAAACAATAGAATCATGTCAAATCAAATTCAAATTAAAGTAGCTGAACTAAATCAGCTAAATCCGCTCATGATAGCGGATGATAGCCGGGTTGAACAGAAGTTCATACTCATGTACAATGCGATCTGGGGAACCAGCCAAGGAGCACAGATTTATGAAAAGGAAAAATTCAACTTCCGGAAAATCTTACAAGACAAGCCGGAACTGCAAAGATGTTCTCCCCTGTCCCTGTACGGCTGTTTCTTAGATATTGCCGTAAACGGCCTGTCTCTTGATCCCACAGGACGCCCCCACTGCTATATTCTCCCCCGCAGCACGAAGACCGGCTATAAGGACAACAATGGCAACGATATCTATGAACTGCGTGCTTACCTTTCCATCACCGGTTATGGGGAATTGGTTATGCGCCAGCGTGCCGGACAGGTCCGGTATGTAGATAATCCGGTTGTTTGCTATGAAGGTGACACATTCTCACCGGGATTGGTTGACGGAGTAAAGACCGTTACCTATCAGGCGGCCTGTCCCCGCAAATCAAATAAGGTGATCGGTGGTTTTATCCGTATTGTCCGCGCCGATGGGACTGTAGACT